CCTCAATTAGCTGTTGAGTCCCTAGACTTTCCCTCGTTTGTCTTGGCACTTACCATAGCCTTGACATTAGCTTTTGTTCCAAAGCGTTGTGTAGAGTTTTCATCAGTCTAAGAGTTTTATGACATTTGCTCCGCAGGAATATACTCAAGAGATGCGGAAAATCGGTCTTGAGCCTTGTATGATTCCTAGAAGCGTTCTTCAGAAATCGAAACCTTGACGTCCCATGACTTCCTTAATGCTGAGAGGGCTTTATTGTACCTTTTATGGGCAATATGAGCTCGTACTTTCGCATATAGGTTCTTTGTGAGCGGACAATAAGCGTGATGATGGTTCTTGTAAACATTAAGAAGAAGATTTAATGGACTTCGATGGAGTTTCAACAATTGATTAGTTTTCTTGTCCCTAGCTTTTAATATACCCTTTAGTTCCTTAGGTGTATATTTGACTTAATTAGGATTAAAAGTTCCTTTTAATCTTAGTTCTAAGTCCTCTTCGGAGAGAGCTCGAGTTAACCAATCTTGTCTAGAAATTCCCATTTTATCTTCAGTTGCGTTTTTGATATCTTTTCTGAAGGATTTGTATCTTGCCGAACGAGTCCCTTTATGTAACAGTATAGGTCCATGTAATAGATAGGATAAGACGTCAATGTGTGTGGTTGGTTTTCTTTTACCTTCGGGTTATAAGAAACCTCCTCCACCTTGTACTAATTATCCTGGTCTATCCCCAATTCTATGTTGGTAGGCTAACCTCTAAGCTGCCTTCTTAAGAACTGGATGACCTTAGGCTGAACATAAATCGTCGAGAATGTCGAGATAATATCCTTTAGTCGTGGCTTTCATGCCACAAGATTCTCCTAATCGTAACTCCGGAACGCCTATTGCGTGTGATCTGAATTCCTTTCTTCCCATGTATCTGTCCTTTTTGAATAATTCACCCTTTTATTTAGAAATGGCTCTTTCACAGAAGACACCATTTGTTTCTGATATGAAAGATTTACGGTGATTGAGTTCGAGGCCTAACTTATTAATAGTCTGGCCATACTACTTGATCTACCTCTACGTCCATAACCCGATGAGATCGTCACCACAAATTTGGTAGGCGGATTCGTCCATGTGATTATTGTAATTCGCAGCGAAATCGTTGAGAATACATAACACAGTCCATCCAGGGCCTTGACCCATAAGTGCTCCACATTTTGTGATTTTAC